CCCCAGAAGCACCCGTCTCCGCTGCAATAAGAGCATTGTATGCGCCTTGCCAAGTGTTCCCGTAGTCAGAGGTACGATAAACCACGGGGGCTGCTGCCCCACCACCACGTAGCCTGTTCTGCCCAATCAGAGAATTGCAATATCCGAGTTGCATAAATCAGCAGTCGCGCCAGCCGATAGCCTCACCAGTTGCGGGAGTAATGGCAGTGCAGGGAATAGGGTAATAGACCCCTTCCTTGAAGGTGATCGTTGCCAGAAAAGCCGCATCGCCACGATAGCCGCGCCCGCCGCGAGAGGTTGGGAGGGTGATGTCAGTAATGGTAAAATCACCGTTCACAGGGGTGAAGCCTTGAAGTTCAGCTTCAATTTCATCAGTGCCCGTCAATGGCACATGTCCAGCATTTGCGTGTGAGTCGTTCATAGTTCAGAAAAGGATAGGATTACTTGAAGCCCGGTAGGCGGATCATCGCCACCACCACCGGAAAGACTGACAATTTCCACGTCGATGCGGTCGCCAGCAGCAAAGGCAGTGGATGCAAAGCCGCTTGTCGCTAGGACGGTTTCGGCGGTCAATTCGAGGTCGGAAGAAAGAACGTTCGCGCCATTCTTGAGGACGTTCACCGTTGCTTTCTTAACGGTCTGGTAAGCGTCAAGACAGAAGCGAATACCCGTCAACGTGCCAGCTCTTGGAAGATGACCGAGCCAGATGGTTTGTGCGGATAGATCGCCAGTAAGAGCGAGTCGTTCAAAGGTGAATACGCCGCTGACTTGGGACCATGCCCCGGCAGTTAACGAGGTTCCGCGCCATAGCGTGTTGTTGTCCAACTGAATGCCGAGGTGACCAACGCGGGAAGGTGTAGCCGCAGCCCTCGCTGAAGCGTCCGCAAAGGCAAGGTTGACAAGCTGGCTTGAGGTAGTAGCCGTGCCTCCGTCGATGGCTCTGGCAAGTTGCTGAATTTGCATTGCCAGCCGATCAAGGGCTTGTTCGTGAGTCTCAGGAAGGAAGGGAGAACTTGAATTGTAAACTGTTGGCTGAGTCAATGGCAACGTGCGCCGAATGACGAGCGTATCCGCCGAGTCAATCGCCGGGTCGGTCGTAACGGTGACGTCGTCCTCGTTGACAGTGAACTCGTCAGCACCAAGAGCAACAAAAGCGTCGTCCTCGTCGAGCGTTCCGACTTCGATGTGTGACGGGTCGAGATACGGGAACGGGATAGGATAGCCCGTACTTGTGGACTCGTTGCCCGCGTATTCAATGCTCGAAACTTCTGACTCGACCGCCATAACCAAACACGGCGGACCGCCGCCGCCAACGTCAAGGCTATTCTGATACGAAATTCACTGAAACATCTTTGAGGTCTCGAGCCAGATGGGACATGCTGGACGCTGCCGAAATCGTGTCGTTGAACGGAGCGAGGCCGGAAAGAATGAGGTCAATGTCCTTCAGCGTGTCTTGTGACTCACCGCTTAGCATACGTTCCCAGCCATTCACGGACCTGGACACGCCAGAGAAAAGGTTCCCTTCGGGTTGATACTCGCCCGCCGCGGCAAATGCGGAGCTTTGCACCAATTGCCCAAAAACTGGAATCCCTTGGAGCCAATCCGTGCAAATGCCTAAAGCCAGGCGGATGGCGCTCCAGTGGTCTTCGTCAAAGAGTTCATCGTCACCACCATCGCGAACATCACGCCAAACCGAGCGAATCAACCAAGCAATGCCAGAGTTCAAGACCGTTGCAAATAGAGCGGCGCGAATGAATCGCGGCTTCGTCATGCCAGACTTTCCAGCCGCAACCATCAAGCCAAGGTTCTTGCGCGATTCGGAAGCGAACGCCCAGGCCAGCCGCATGAACGGGCTTGTTGAGCGGTTTTCGAGAATGGAACGAGCGCCCGCCCTTGTTGGTTGCGCTACGTCATCTGTTGCCCGTTGCGCCTCGTTCTCAGCATAGGCCACAGCTTCAGCACCACGGAGACCAAGGCCGAACGCTTGGCCGATATGGTAGTCATAGAGAATGGCGTATGTTCCTGCCGTAAACAGCGCATCAGCGCCGGAGATTAGGCGACCGATTCTGGCGACTTCATACTTCAACCTATTCGGCTTCGATGCCGCAAGCCCTTCCATTGCCTGTCTCACAATAGGGGGCATCTCATTCAAACGACGCTGGATATACTCCGAGCGCATCGCGGCACGCCAGCCGAGATTGCCAGTCATCAGTTTTGAAAGCCGCTTAACGTAGGCTGTAACTGGGATCTTCGCCAGAGCGCCCGCAAGTTGCGTTGCTTGCACTGCAAGCACGCCAAGACGACCAATAAGAGCAGCGCCAGCCATACGGCCGGAAGCTTTGCCAATTCCGCGCACAAGCGCCAAATAAGCCGCAGCGTCCCGTGTTCCACCTTCCGCAAAGAAGTCCACCCAGTTATTGAGCACCGTTCTAGCTTGCGCGTTCGTTGCACCTTCAACCGCGTTTCCTACTTCGCGATTAGCGAGAGCGGACCGCGCTTCATTGACAAGCTCAGCATAAGCCTTCCAATGCTCCATTTGCCGAGTGTGCGCCATGAAGGTTTGAAGGGCGTCGCGGAAACTTGGCTCAGCAATCTTGCCAGAGCGAGATTTCAGCCCACCTGGAGAGGTTGACTTACCGGAAGTCACCGAACCCGTGACCGGATCAATGCCCATGCCTGCCGGGGCTTGCTGTGGCTGGACGGTCAACGGCGAGTAATTGGCATGTTGCGGAAGGTGAACGCCATTCAAGCGAGAATAGACCGCATCTAGACCAGCCCAGCCGTTTGCATAGCGAGCCAGAAGGAACGAGCGGAGCGTCTTAGCCTCCCTGGAAAGCTTGCCTTCGATCTCGTCAACAAATGCCTGCGAGTAGTGCCACGAACCTACAGGATTCCCAGCTTCGTCAAGATGGCCCTCCATATGCCGACGCCCGTCTTCTTGCATCCACATCATGGTTGCCGTCAGCATTTCAAGCTGTGACAGTGTGCGCGTTCCAACCTTGACATTTTTCTGACCCAATGCCCAGCGCAATTTCTCACCCTTGTAACGACTGCCGGCCATCGCGGTAAACAGATCCTCGACGGATTGCGCGGCCTCCTGAATCGCATCCTCTTTCTGGTTGCTAGCTCGACGTTCCCAGTCTGCCAAGGCGCGGACCTCGACTGAATCACCGAACGCCCATTCTAAAGCCTGCTCGAAGTTCAAGCCGCCGATGCTCAACTCTTTGAACCAGCCTCCGAGACGCTGAACTTCAATGGTCTTGGCATCGCGGAAACTAGCATCGCCCAGCGAACCAGCCGATTGAATCAGAGCTTCACGAATGGCTTGCCGCTTCTCAGCTTGCGCCCGCTTTTGGAGAACTGAATCGGCCATTGCGCCGGACAGAACTTCTTTCAAAGCCTCATACGCCGCGCCCATCCGTGCAGCATCCGCACCGGTGTCGAACGTCTCGACAATCGGAACGCCCTTAACGTTGGTCCTACCCGTTGGGCGAGTGCGAGGATACCAGTTACCGAGAAGCCGAGTAAGCCCAGCCTCACGAAGTGCAATGGCTTCTTCTTCCGGTGTCAGGTCGCCGCTTGCGATTTGAGCCTCCAGCGTATCCGCCCGTCCGTCCGCTTCAATATCGGTCATCGACATAGCCGCCTTGAGCCTGTCAAACATGCCGTGGATTTCAGCGCCGAGCTTGCCCTTTGGCTTTTCGCCAGCTTTGCGTTTTGGTTTCGCTCGCTCGAAGAGTTTGGCGACTTCCGCGCCGTAATGCTTCTTCGCTTCAGACTCGACCACCTCGTCAAGCTTCGTGATTCGCCGCTCGATTTCAGCCTCCCGCGCCTTGTCGGTTCCGAGGGCCGCAAGCTGGACGAATCCACCGACCCGCCCGCGAATCTCTGGAGGGAATGCCGAGAGCAGAGCGTCCAATGTGCGAAGCGCCTTCATCTGCCGTTCTTTCGCTGTGGGAATCCTCGCCTTCTCAGCTTTCGCCCAGGCTTCGCTTTCCTCCTTCGACTGACGCAGGGCGGTCTTTTCGACCTCACGAACCGCTGAAACGGCCTTCTTCACCGCGTCATTCTGGAGCCTCACGCCTTCGATAGCAGCAGAGAGAGCAGACCAAAGAGCATCCGTCGTTGGCTCCGCTAAATGCCCGTCATCATAGAGGTATTGCGCCATGACATCAGGCATGATGCCGCCGCCTTTCGCATACCACTTTGGCGGGAGAGTCGGAGCGCCGTCATAGTCGCCGCTGAAGGCGTCAATCTTTCCCTGCTCGTTTGCTGTGCTCCACGACATCAAGCGCCCGTGATCATTGAGCATCGCTGAAATAAGGTGATGGTCTTCAAGAGCGGTCAGTCCAGCGTCATAGGCGAGCCGGGTTTCATCGCTCAGCGCGGAAAGGCCAGAATCGATTAACTCACGTTGCCGGGACCGCTGCCGAAACTTCCGTTCCCGCTCGATATTCGCAACCGTCCGCGTCCGATCCACGAACGAGTCCGCGCCTTCAGTGCGCGAGGCGTTGCCGTTTTTGTCAACGCGCCAATCGCCATCACGCCGGAAGGCTGAGAGCTTTTCGCGAGCGATGGTGTAGAACTTATCTCGGAACTCTGGCGACCGCATTTTTGAAGCCAGGACGGTATCAGCGACGGAGGCTAGGGAGCGGGGAGCGAGGGAGAAAGAAAGCCTAGGATCATTCGGGTCAAATGCCCCAGAATTAGGAACAGCGCCAGCAATAGGCCTACCATCCAAGCGAGAGCGCATTTGTTCAGTCAGAGCGGACTTAGCCTGCGTTGGATGAAAAAACACATAAACCGTCGTTGGTCTTGTTGCCGTCGTGGTGTTGTAATCATCCAGAACGTTATTGATGATAACCCCATCATGCCCCGCGTCTCTTGCCTCAGTGATGCGCTTTTCCGTTTCCCTCCACCGCTCGCCCTTTGCATTTATGACGAGCGGAGTATCAATGGATAAGTACAGCGGAATTACGCCCTCTTCTGCATTCTGGTAATCGAACGCCCTTCTTGGGTCAGCATAGGTATTAGCAACCTTGTAGTCAGACGAGGCGAAAAACATATTGCCACGCGAAAACTTGCGAAACCCTTCAGAGAATAGGCCGCGAATATCTGGGGACCCATGATAAACCACTAACGGAAAGCCGTCTTTGTCTCTGACTTGCGAGTTTCTAAACCACTGCTTAAACTCCTTTGTCTCAATGTTTGGAGCTAGAGAGAAGCGAATGTCTGGAGACTCAGAATTGAACCGCTGGGAAAGGGGGATGATGTTGCCTGCTTCGTCGCGGGTTACGGGGTCGGCGGATTTGATTTGGTTGGGGTCAAAAGCAATGACGGCGCGTCCACCCTCTTCTCCTTCGTGTAAGTTTTCATATTCCACCCCGTCGTGCCCCGCAGACTTAATGGCTCTTTGTATGTCCGCAGCAGTTGCCGTTTGTTCAGAAAGGCTCGTACCAAGTTTTTCATTCACCTCACGGACCGTAAGTCCTCCACTCCAGCTTCCTCTGTCAAAAAGTTCCAACGGATTTTGAATGTTCAAATACGCGGTTATCAGGCGAACTTGATCTCTCGGCGTTTTGCTAAATCGTCCGTATTCTCCAAACACTTGATCCTCAGACAGCCCGAAATGGTGCCCTAAATCTCCGGTTTTGAACACGGTAAAATCTTTGTGGCGTGTCCCATGAAAGGCTTTACCAACTTTGTATCCCGCCGCCTTCGCCGCCTCATCCACCATCCGCTGTGCCGTCTCCATGTCCCCAGCCTTCACCGCCGCTAGGTAGTCGGCATCTTGTGCAGGTGTGATGCGCGGAGCTAGAGAGAAGGGCGCATTGTCAACCTTCCGCCCATTCTCTTCGAGGATGCGGACAAGCGACTCGTCAAAAATGACGTAGTTACTTGTGCCGCTGCCGCCGTCGCGTGAGTTGCCGTCTAGGTATTTGATGCCAGGGATGCCTGTTTTAAGAAGCGCCTTGCTGCGCTCTGCCACATTACCGCTGTTGGAAATCCAGGCATAAATACGCTGCCCCTCAAACTCGCCAAGATCAGCGCGGCCTTTCAGTGCCGAAGTGGAACTTGGCAGGTAATCTCGAATGGCTTTTTGCACCTTCTCGCTCTGCTCACTCAAAGGCTTGTCCCAATCAAGAAACTCGTCGGCGTCCGGCAGAAGTTCGACGGTGTAGAGGTTGCCAGAACGCTTTAACTTGATTCCCTGACCGTCCACCACAGCACGAATTGACTCGATTCCTTGAGTGTTCTCCATTCCTCCGTTTTGCGCATAAGCGCTCCAGTAAGAGCGAAGCTCATCCGCATCTTTGACAGAATAACCATCTTTCCGAGCTTGCTCATAAACCGCTTCTCCAATTTCTAAAGCGGACTTACTGCGCCCGGTTTTATCTACCCACTGAGCACCGGCAATGCGTGATTGATAACCTTCCGCTACATCTTGCCTCTCCGCAAAATACAGCCCCCAGCCGTAAGCCTGCGCACCCTCGCCCGTGCCTATCTTGGCCGTGGTGAACTTGTCCACCTTATGGGGTGTGCCATGATAAGCCGTGATGCTGAACAGTGTGGGTCCGACGAGTTGCGCACCGTCCGGCATTTCATAGACGCGGGAGACATCAGCAGGAATGGCGCGGGATTGCAGAGAGAAGGGCGCATTGTCAACCATCGACCCTTGATTTGCTGGACTGCGAAGAAAAACAACCTCGACTTTTTGCCCAAGAATTGCCTTCCCTACAACAATGTCAAACCCTTGATTCCTCCATTCGGAAACTTGCTCAGGACTTAACCTTTCTACCTGCCCGGCTCGACGAAGAATTTTTACTCGCGCATCGGCTGGAATATCAAAACGATGAACAAAGGGCGATCCTTGACGCTGGTATTGCTCCGTTTCGCTTGCAACTGGAGCGGTGTAAAATCCCGCCTTACCTCTTCCCTGTCTAGTGTCACGCGCCGTTAATGGGTCCGCAACTGAGAGTGTTCTGTCCCGGCTTGCATGATAGGACTCGTCAAGACCAATTTCTCTGGCCGTTGTGTCATCGCCTTGAATTTCTGCGATCCTTCCAAGGATAGCGGGCGAGGCGAGACTAAATGGGGCGTTGTCAATATTCGTCGTGATGTCCGCCGCCTCTTTCGCCGCCGCCGCTTCATGCCTCACCTGCGCATCGCTGCCGAGCAGATCGTCAAGAAACGCGTCGAAATCCTCGCCTAACTTACCTTCAGCCCGCGCCTTCTTGAGCTTGCGAGCATTGCGCAAAATCTGCCCCCAGAACTCTTTCCATGCCTTGAGGAATGAAGCGAACTTGCCCGCCTCCTTTGCATTAGCACGCTGAGACATGGCAAACGACGCCACGCCCCGCGAGATCATGCCGGGTGTGAAATGGCTCTTGGAATCTTTGCGCCTACCGATGATGTCCGCGCTTGCGACTTCGGTAATCGCTTCATCGAGCATTTCCGCCGACACCTCGCCATCGTTGCGAGTCGGCAGGAAGTCAACGCCGCTTGCTTCTTCAGCCATACGGACCCAGGCCAGCCCTTGTTGCGGCGTGTAATGTCCAGACTCCAAACCCATACGCCAACGGCCATGAACGCCTTCATGCAAGACGGTGATGGTGTTGCCGCCGCCAAAGATGCGGGAAATTGCAGTCCTCACGCCCTCGACCATTTCGGACTTGTTGTTTCCCAGAACAGCCAGCGTTTCCGCCCTCGCTTCTTCAGCGGTCAGGCCGTGCATTTGAGCGAACACCTGGACCGACTCCGCTGCTTGCTCTGGAGTCACACGGCCAACGTCAACCTCTTGTTGCAC